TGAACAAAAATGAAAAACGATGAATACCTGTGTCTAGGTTGCTTGTTCATATTCACAGCTGGAATTGTAACAGAATTGGACAAGCCTCACTTTAGCAATGCTTTACTTGCAGTCGCAATCATTCTATTCTACACACACCACAAACACAATGATAACTAACGCATCATGGCCCTCTTGGGCACAAGCAACAGCAGCACCATCAGACATGACTGAGTATGATCCTCCAGCAATGGAGCGTTTCATGCGAGCCATGAAAGATTACATCGTCGATGTCAAGGGTGTGCGGCCAAAACATCCAGCGCGCAACTGCGTCGAGAAGATTCCGTTCAAGCGTCCTGAGCAGGCAGAACAATACAAGCTCACATGGGAACGTTACGAGCGTGAGATGATCTTGCTCAAAGGCGGTGTCAAAGAGTTCGGCACATTCCAACAGCTTGTTGCGATGATGAAGTTCTCTCAGTCTGCTGAGCTTATTCGACACGAAGACTTCGGTGATCGTGCTCATGCTATCGTATCAAGCGGCAAGTGCGCAGTCATCGCCGTCAAGTTCAAGGAAACAATCGCCGCCACCGTGAAGTATCTTGCCAAGACGCACGGATACAAACGTAGCGATATCTCCATCATTTGGGGTGGCATGGGTGGAACATTCGACGCAGACGGCAAGGTCAAGCTACGCGAGAAACGCGTCAAGCAAATGATCTTTCAAGCCTTGCGGCCAGAAGACTTGGACCTTCTCAAGTCGTTGAACATTCGCATGTTGGTTGTCGATAACAACGACGATCAGAAAGTTCTCAAGACTGTCGAGCTATCGTCTGAGTTAGAGGAGCGCGAGAAGCTGTCGAAAGCCGGCTTGAAGTCTGTCGATGCAGCTGACTTGAGTGAGTTGCAACTTGGCACGCAGAGTTCAAACGCACGTCAACGTGAGATCGACAACTTCCAGAAAGGCAAGACTCGCATCTGTCTGTTCACCTTCAAAGCCGGCGGCGTTGGCTTGTCGTTGCATCACAACTCGCCAGATACACTTCCGCGTGAGACGGTTCTTGCACCATGTTACTCTGCAATCGAAATGGTTCAAGGTCTAGGTCGTGCGCCACGGCTTACGTCGATGAGCGAAACAATCCAGACGATGTTGTTCTACAAAGGCACAATCGAAGAACACATTGCAGATCGTGTTAGCCAGAAGCTTCGATGTTTGCGTGAGGTTGTTCGTCAGCGTGAGTCATGGGAAGATGTGATCGTTGACGCAGCTGAACACGAACTCAAGGACTTCACTGGTGACGGCAGCAAACCAGACAAGGATGAAGTTGTAGATGACGGTAGTCTTGGTGCAGCTGATGATGAGGATGAGGAAGGAGAGGATAGGCAGTGAACAACATCCTCAACCTGCGGCTTGCACAATCAGCCGCCGTTGGGTGGGAGAATCAATACGGCCATCAAATCCACCGCACCCAACCTCCAACACAACCAATGTTTCTCGGCGCTGTTTGCAGCGAGGCACGCCCAAAGAACCAGTTAGATCGCTGGCAGTTTTTCATCACAATCAAATTCGGTTACGCACAAACTTACACATATTATGGACAACGAGCAAAAGACATCTGGCATGAGTGGCAACGAAGACAATTCAAGTCCAACGAGTCTCGAACTAAGCCTCGAAAGAAACGCAATCGCAGCCAAGAAGAATTCAAATTCTGAGCCGCCGATTACTGCGCAGCAAATGTTCGAGCGCATGAAGCGTTTGCAGCAGGCAACTGTTGCGCAGCGACTTGCAATGCTTGGCTCAACTGGCATCATCACGCAGCGTGAGACAAAGCAACTTGCTGCACAGCATCGTGCATCAGAAGCAACTGGCATTGCACGATTGCAAGAAGGTCAGCCAGCGATGAAGTTCCTTGAGCGATTCATCACAGCTGATCCAGAGCTAATCAAAGTCAAAGATCAAGTCAAGATTCTAGCTGTGCGTGAAGAGCCTGTGTTAATTCTCGGCGACTCTGGCACTGGCAAAGAGTTGATTGCGCAAGCGTTGCATGGTAATCGCTCTGGCAAGTTTGTTGCAATCAACTGCGCAGCAATCAGTGAGAACCTCATTGAGTCTGAGTTGTTCGGACACACGAAAGGTTCATTCACTGGTGCAGTCAGCGATCGCGCTGGCTTGTTGCTTGAGGCGCACGATGGCACTGCGTTCCTTGATGAGATCGGTGATCTGCCTTACGTGCTGCAAGCCAAACTTTTGCGAGCGATTCAGAATCGTGTTGTCAGACGTGTCGGCTCGAACACTGACGAGTCAATCAACTGCCGCATAGTTGCAGCAACGCACAAAGACTTGAAGAGTGTTTTGAACTACGAGCACGGAGGCTTTCGACTTGACTTGTATTATCGCTTGTCGACGTTCAAGCTTGTGCTCAAGAACTTTCAGCAACGCTCGCGTGAGGACTTCGATTTAATTACACGAGCTGAGGGTGGCACAGAGGAAGATGCACAGTATCTCTGGTCACGTCGTGACACAATCTCCAAGTCTGGCAACTATCGTTCTGTCCAACAATACTTCTTGCGCAAGAGGGTTCTTGGTGTGCAAGATTTGGATTAGTGCTAACACATCTGGCACGGTTATTGCTATCACTTATTCACGCTATGCCAACCGGAACACTTACATCTCCATCTGAATTTTTGAAAGGCTCACTGCCCAAACAGCGGCGGCGTGGACAGATTGATCCTGTGAATGGATCGCGTTATTCAGGCAAGCCGCCGGCTTATTATTGCGAAGCATTTGGCAAGGCACTTCTTCCTCACCTGATTGCAATGCTGCGCGACGGCAAAGACAAAGAGTTTCTTCCTCTGGAAAAAGAGAAGATCGAGACTGTCTATCAGCGTTGTCAGCAGAGCTTTGCTTACTGCATCGACAAGCTAGACGAGAAGGGTGTGCTTGAATCGCTTCGTCAACGCACCAAGTTCTGCAAGACGCAACGAGGTGTGGTTCTGTGCTTCCTTGAGAATGCAGACTTGTATGCACAACGCACGCGAATCTATGAGACGGCGGCTCGATCGGATGCATTCGTAGTTCGAGACGCAACGAGTGTCAACTGGCGAGAAGAGTTGCACAAGTTCTTTGAAGACCTTGACAAACAAGAGCTTCGATTGACTGATGGGTTTGCGTTGGATGGAACTATGATGGCTGAGATTCGCACGATGTGTGATCTTATGCCGCCTGACATGGCGGTGACTATCGTCAAGCTCTCGCAGTTTGAGATTCATTTGAAGCGCACAACACTATGACCATCGAACAACTTCTCGACCTGCCGCCGGAGGGGCTTGAAGCAATTCCTGATGCGGAGCTGGAACAAATGCTGTCGCCTTACTTCGCTACTACACGGCCAGCAAGTGGTCTGTTAACACCAGCAAACACAATCGCACCAAGACGTGCTCCGTCTGCATCGACAGCCAAAGCATCTAACAAAGCGCTGCTAGATCAAATGTTGAGTGGACAGTTGACGCTTGACAAGCTGAAAGCGTTTCAATCATTGATGAGCAAGTGACACACACACACACACGCAAATGTCAAAACGAATAATCAAATTAAACTCTTCTGCCGTCCGTAAGTCTTCTTGTCTTCGCCGCCTCGGTTACATTCTCAGCGGCTATCGTGAACGAATGGAAGGTAACGACATCACGTTTGGCTCATGCTTCCACGAGTTTGTCGCAGAGTATCGACGCAATGGACAAGAGTTGAATGGAGCAATCACCAAAGGCTGGAGCATTCGAGCATCGAAGTCTATCTATACGAAGTATCGCAAAGAGTATCTCGATGATCTCAACTACTTCAAGCAAGTCTGCTTGCTTTGGGCGATGAACTCAAGTGATTGGCAGACTGTTCAGATCGGAGATCGTTGGGCAACTGAGTTGTCGTGGATGGTTCCGTTCTACGAAGGCGAGCATGTGCAGATAGTTCTGTGTGGCACAGTCGATGACATCTGTGTTCACAAATACAATCCCGGTGTGGTTGCGATTCGTGACTACAAGACAACTTCGATCACCAAGCCAAACGAATACTTCGACAAGTATCGTCTGTCAATGCAGCTTGCTTACTACTACCTTGGCTTGACTATGGCAGCAGAGCTGGCTCGCACCAAGCAGCCTAACAGCACACTCGCGAAACTCTGGCTAGATGCGCCGTCGCGGCATGTATTTATTGAGGGCATCTTCCTTGCGCCTGAGGTGATGAAGTGTCAGTTCCAAACCAGCGAGGCTTTCACAATCTCTGAGCAGCGGCTGACAACCGTAAAGACTTTGCTGCTCGATCTGTGCAAACAGCTTGATCGACCAGAAGGTGCAGACAATTTGCCAATGACTGGACTGATCAATGCGTCCTGCGAGTCAGAAGGTTATGGCCGCAAGTGTCAGTTCTTCGACGTTTGTGCAGCTAGTTCGCATGAAGAGTCTAGCATGATTCTCGAAACGCAATTTGTCCGTGACAACGAATACAATCCATTAGAGCCATGAGCACTACCATAACACCAGCACAATCGCAGAAGATTCGTCAGCTAAATGTTCAGCTGACTGAGCACATTCGATCTCTCATCCAAGAAACCGAGAACATCGAGCAGCTATTTGAGCCAGCAACTGTAACTTGGATGTCAGAAGTTCTGGCTGACAGCGTCTTGCGGCGTGTGACTAAATTTCGCAAGGGACAGAAGGAACACGGCGGAGATTTTCTGACGAAGAGGTTTCCAGTTGTAGGCTCGATGGAAGAGGAGCATGATGACTTGTTCTGGTATTTCGAGAAACACAAGCACGACATTTCCAAACTCAAACCAACATACGATAAAAGCAACTTGTCATGAACCTCACCGTCTTAGATAAAGAGAGCTTCGATCTTGCTTATAGCAAGCACAAAGTGAAAGTCCTTTGTCATTGCGGCAGAGTCTTTCTATCACGTAAAGACGGGATAAAATCTGGTAAAGTAAAGTCCTGTGGATGTAGTCAGAACGGATCAAAATTGGTGACACACGGCATGACAGGAACTGTAGAGTATATCTTATGGCAAAACATGAAAGCGCGATGCTACAATCCAAAGGCACCTGAATACAAAAATTACGGTGGCCGTGGAATCTGTGTTTGTGAAAGATGGAAGCATTCATTTGAAAACTTTCTTGGAGATGTAGGAAAAAGGCCATCACCTGAATTGTCCCTTGACAGAATAGACAATTCACTTGGATATTACAAAGAAAACTGTAGATGGGCTACTCCATCAGAACAGGCTTTTAATAGAAGGTTATCGCAGAATGCGAAGCACTATTCTTTTGATAAAATATCTCGAACCTATGCAGTCTATAAAAGACGTTCATCAAAAGCTAGGGCGGAACATGTTGGATTTTTTAAATCGGAAGAGCAAGCAGCTGCAGTAGCATCGTCGGTCAACCTCAACAAATAAATTACCTTGAACCTCTCAAACATACTAATCGTCGGCTCGTCGGGTGAAGGCAAATCAACTTCGATGCAGAAGCTTGATCCTGCAACAACACTGATCATTGACGTTGAGCGCAAAGGCTTTCCTTTCCGCACACCGTTTCCTCATGTCATCGAAGTCACAACACTTGAACAGTGTGTCAAAGCAATCAACGATGGAAAGAGCAACGCCGCAATCAAAGTCATCGTGATCGACAGCTTGTCAAAGCTGTTCGAGAACATGCTCGACTATTGCCGCACTGCTTACAAAGGCTACGACATCTACTCGCGCTACAACCAAGGTGTTCGGTCTGTGTTGAACTTGATGCGATCTGACAGCAAGATATTTGTCGGCATCATGTTGCCTGAGATTCTGCACATTGCTACAGCTGACGGCTCTGCGTTCAACACCAAACGAGCCGCAGTTGCTGGCAAAGAATGGGAAGGCAAAGTTGAGAAAGAGTTCACGATTGTGCTTCACACTTCTGTTCGCCGCAACACCACCACAAAGTTGATGGACTACAAGTTCGTGACGAACAACGATGGCTTCAGCGAAGCTAAGTCTCCGATCGGAATGTTCGATCGAGAGAAAGAGTTTCTTGTCGACAATGATCTCGATCTCGTAGTCAAACGGATTGCTTCTTACTATCAATCAAAATAATTTCCCGCGCTGTTGCGTGAAAAGCTGGCATCTTTACTGCCATTCGGTAAACAAAACAAACACAAACACAAACACAAACAAACATATGTCATCCACAATGCTCCGCCCTACTGCGTCTAACCCTAACCAACCCGAAGTCATCAACTCTCAGGTTCGTCTGCCTCGTGGCATCTACGCCGCACGCATTCAGAAATGTGAGTTAAAGCAAAGCACCAAAGGCAATCCCATGTTTGTTGTAACGTGGGAGTTGTGCAAAGCTTTGGTTGACGGACAGTGGAAAGATACCGTCAGTGTGGCTGGAAAACACTACGCCATCGGCGGAGTGAAACTCAAGCCTGAGTATTACACGCTGACTGCTGAGGCGGTGTATCGTCTGTTCAAGTTGCAGGAAATCCTCGGGCTTGACCAGCGTGTCGATCCGGAAAATCCCGGCGAAGTTGCGATGGAACTAGAAGGCAAGGTTGCCAACGTTGTCGCAGGCTCGAACGAGTATGTCATGCGCGGTGATCTGACTGAGGAAGAGATCGCTGCTGGTAAGAAGCCACAAGATGCAGAACCGCTCAAGCGTGAGGATGGTTCTACGATCAAGGGCTATGAACGCGTCATTATCTCAGTGGACAGCAAGTCTTCTGTTGTGATGCCGGTGGCTTGATGAGGTAACTCTTGTGTGGTCCCGAGCAAGTATAAATAATTCGGGACACTTTTTCAATTTACACACACTTTGTATGAAAAAACTTAAAGAGTTGTTTGCGATCGCAGACGAGTTTCCGTGCCCTATGATTTTTGTTGGCATCTTGATCCTTATTGTGGTCTGCATGCTTTGCACTATGTGGGAGCTAAAGGTGAAGCATGAGTATCGCATGGAGTTGCTCAAGCAAGGCAAGGTTTCGATAGAGTCGATTAAGTGATTCGAAGATATGCCTTCCACTTCTCCAACAATTCGCCACCAGCCGAAGCTTCCGTATTGCGGCTTGACGATCATCATGTCAAACCCTTCACGCTTTGACACTCGTGAGCTTCTATCTGGTGTAGCTGGAGCGTGGTTCTTCGACAAGTTGCGCAACTTCACCAAAGGCAAAGTTCTACGCTTTCACTGCGACATTCGCACCAGTAACTGCACTGACCCGCTGCTCGGCGGCACGAGGGTTGTGTTCTGTCTAGGTGAAGTTGCGCAACACGAGTGGTTCAATCCATCGAACTCACTCAAAGAACAGCGGGGTTCGCCGCATGTCAGTGCCAACGGCACAGTCTTTCTCTCTTCTTTCACACCACAAGACGCACATGATTTCCAACCCTATGAACAACGACTCAACTCTAACTTTCGAGGAACTGCTGACGATGATGAGGAAAGCGACGATGATGAAGCTAAAAGCCACAAGGGTGCAACTCGTCGTGGAAACTTCAGATTCTGGCTGGAGCAAGACATCCGAAAGTGTGCACGAATTCTACTCGAAGGAACTCAACGATCTGTTCCGCCAGTCGTTAGACTATATCCACCAGCAGCAGATGTTATATCTGTGCTACAAAGCACGAAGAACTCTACGCTGTATCTGGACATCGAGACTCTCCTCAATCGAACGCTCACATGCGTTGGCTTTAGCTTTGAAGGATGCGAGACACTTGTCGTCCCGTTTCGCAGATTCGATTATAGACCGAGCTACACAATCTCCGAGTTATCCAAGATATGTCGTGCTATCGGGACAGCAATGCGAGACAATCTTTGTGTGACGCATAACGGACATGGATTTGACTGGCTTGTTCTGGCGCATCACTATCGCATTCCATTTGGCCGTCGTCTGTATGACACGATGATCTCGATGAATCGTCTGTGGCCGGAGGCTGAGAAATCTCTTGGCCACTGTTTGTCACTTCTGACTGATGAGCCTTACCACAAAGATGAGGGTGTGTTCGATCCTCGAACGGCTGAGCAAGAGTTGCAGTTGTGGCAATACAACGCAAAGGACGTTCACGCGATGAAGCTGTTAAAAGCTGCGTTTGACAAAGAGTGTGCTGCTGACGCTGGTTTAGCCGCCAGCATTGAACAAGGGCAGCGAATGATTTATCCGTATCTGGTTGCGGCTTTGCGAGGCATGCGTGCAGACGAGAAGCGTTTGTCTGAGCTTGTGACAGAGAATGATCGTTACTTGATGCAGCTCTTGCGCATTGCAAAGATTCTCGTCGGACAAGCTGGCTATGCCACGCTGCAAGGAAAAAGCGAAGCTGGCTTGTTGAGCAGCAACAAACAGGCGGCGAAGTATTTCTATCAGTGGCTTGGATACAAGTGTCCGCGAAAGACTGACACCGGTGAGGATGCTGTTGACACCAAGGCAATGTTGAAGTTGAGCATTGCACTGTCGAAACAAGGCATACACAATCCGATGATTGCACTGCGATTGAAGTATGCTGAGGTGAAGAAAGAGACTTCCATGTTGGCAAACCTTAATCTGTGGAACGAGAAGGCTTATGTCTAACCCCCAACTCCAATTCAAGTTGAACACACCAATCCAACTTCCACCTCTGCTGAACAGAGACTTCGTTTCACGTTGTCGTGAGACAGTGTTCTTGGTTGGCGCAGATCGCGGTCGTCACTATCACATTGGCGAATCGAAAGATTTTCAACGATTGCAGAACGTGTTCTTCATTCCTGTCAAGCTCAAGCCTTGCATGGACGTGTCCTCGTTCTACGAGGACTATCTGCTAGAGGTCTACAAAGATCACCTCAACGAAGAATTCGACTGGTTCCGAAAACACATTCAGTCGTCGTTTGCAAACGTTGTTCCTGATCCAATGCTTGCGAAATCTGACTGGGCTGGACCGATGCACAAGCGTTCACCGAAATGCTATGCCGCCTTGCAGGAGGCTTTGAACTCTGTGTGTTCACCTTGGGAAGTCAATTACAGGTTTGTCATATGAGATTCACTACCTGTTTTCGACTTGCGAGAACCAACACACTGCGGCTTGGCAGTGGCAAGTTGTTTCCGAAAGGCAAGACTCAACAATCCCTGTATGGACCTGAATACGGCGGAAACATGCAGAACTGGGAGAAGTCATTGCGAACTCTTGCAATCACCGACGAAGGCTATTCGTTCTGTCAAGTTGACCAAGCAGGTGCAGAGGCTTTGATTGTCGCCTATCTGTGTCCTCCCGGTAGGTATCGTGACTTGTTCCTAAATGGAATCAAGCCGCATGTCTACATCGGCGTATTCTTTCCTGAACATTGGGAGGCTCAGTTTCCAGCTGTGCGTGATTTTGCACGCATTCCCATCGCTGAACTCAAGGCACATTCTCAATGGCCAGCATTTGCGAAAGCAGTTGCAGCGAGCGACAACAACCCTTCAGCGACACGCTACTACTATTTCTACAAGCAGACATGCCACAGCGGAAACTACGGCATCATGGAGGGAACGTTTGTGGAGAATCTGCTGGCAAAGTCTGGTGGCAAAGTCTCGCTAACGCCGCAACAAGGTGCAAAGTTTCTTTCAACGTATCGTGACGTAGCATTTCCAGAGCTGCACACGTTTCACCGTTACGTGCAAACTCAACTCGAATCCAAAGGTGAACTGCGAAACTTGTTCGGCTATCCTCGCAGATTTCGTTCATTGAAAGCTGATATCAAGGAGGCTTACGCTTTCATTCCTCAGAGCACTGTTGGCTGCATCACCAATCTGGCAGTGATCAGAATGCAAGATCACATCTGGGAACACAAGCTTGACTGGACGATTCTCAACAACTGTCACGATTCATATCTCGTGCAAGCTCCTGATGCAGAGATCATGGAGTGCGCCAAACGAATGAAGGAGTTCATAGAGATTGAGATGGCTGGACCACGCGGCGAGAAGTTTCGCATGCGTAGCGAAGCAAGCGTCGGCAAGAATTGGGGATCGTGGCACGAAAAGAAGAATCCAACTGGATTGAAGGAGGTTAAAATTTAGCATGACCAACCTAGACCATTATCGTTTGATGTTGCGTGACATCGAATCACCAGACGCATTTATCGACTGGTCATTTCGATGGATGGTTTCAGCCGCCTTGCAGCGCAGAGTTTGGACTCCGCTACGCGGTTTCAAGGTTTATCCTAACATGTTCCTTTTTCTGGTAGCTGGCCCATCGGTCGGCAAAGGCATGTCACTCAAGCCGGCTCGTGATTTACTTTCATGGCATCGCGTTCACGACAGAGGACCACACGATGCAGACGCAATCTATCGCCGTCTAGTCGGTGGACAAAGCGCAGAAGAAGTGTTGGACAAAGCTTCGTCGATTCTCACACCAGACAACACCGACAAAGAGAAGCGTGAACTTCCTCTGTTTCCAATCGGACCAGATGATACAACATACGAGCAGCTAGTTAGCGACATGGCAAACAATCCACGCATGGTGCGATGGGAACTCAAGATGCCAGACGGAACATCTAAGCCGCAACTCTACACGCACAATTCGCTTGCGTTCGTTTCGACTGAGTTGGCAAACCTCATCAACAAGAATGCTGACGGCATAGTGAATTTCATGCTTGACGCTTACGACTGTCCAGAGAAGTATGAGTATCGCACCAAACACCAAGGCAAAGATTGTGTGC